AATCAGTGGTACTCCGAAGGCGCAACGCCTTCGTCGGTGCTCGAGGTCGACGGCGACATGACCACCGACCAGGCGAAGGTTCTGCAGGCAACGTGGGAAACCTCACACCGCCGCAAGCGTCGCCCAGCCGTTCTCACTAACGGCATGAAGTGGAAGCCAATCACCGCCTCGGCCCAGGACATGGAACTTGCCGAGTCACGTGAGCAGACGATCAACGACATCGCGCGCATCTTCCGTGTCCCGAACTACATGATCGGCGCACGCGGCGACTCACAGACCTACCAGAACAACGAATCGGCTGGCATGCACTTCGTCACCTACACGTTGCTGCCTTGGCTTGTGCGCATCGAGCGCGCCCTTAGCGGCCTGATGGTCGCACCGCGCGAGATCAAGTTCGACACCTCAGCGTTCCTTCGTGCCAACACCACCGAACGAATCCGTGCCTATCAGAGCGCAATCATGTCGGGCATCTTGACGCCCAACGAAGCGCGTGAGCGTGAAGGCCAAGAGCCCTACCCAGGCGGCGACGAGTTCGTCATGGTGCTGCCAGGCGCAATCGTCGCAGGCACAAGCGAAGCGCAACCGCCAGTCGGCACCGACGCTGAGCCACCGATCCGCTAATGGCTGAAGATTCTTATCAGCCGAGCGATGGCATGGTGGACGAAGCACAACGTGGTCTGAACTGGCGCAGCGAGTACGGGCGAGGCGGCACTGCCATCGGCATCGCAAGAGCTCGTGACATCGTCAACCGTAAAGACCTGCCCATCGAGACATGGCGACGCATCAAGGCTTACTTCGATCGCCACGAAATCGACAAGCAAGGCGAAGGCTGGTCGCCCGACCAAGACGGCTATCCCAGCAACGGTCGCATCGCCTGGGCGCTTTGGGGTGGAGACGCTGGCTGGACTCGAGCCAAAGACCTCACGAGTCAAGCATCTGCCCCCGCAGATCGAAACACGGAGAACGCAATGACCGAAGAGACACGAGAGATTGACGGCATCTATCCGTTGTCGCCTCGACAGATTGCACAGTACGACGCCGACGAAGCGATCGTTGAATTGTTTGGTCTCTACGACCAAGGCATTGACGAAGGCGGCAGTCACTACTCGGCTGTGTCGCCATTCGCTGACGAAGGTCTTGTCTGTTCTTCGTGTGTGAATTACGAAGGCCCACGCGCTTGTCACATTGTCGCAGGCGACATTGATCCCGCCGGCATCTGTAAGCGCTGGGTGATCCCTGAAATGTTGCTGAACATTCAACCGGCAATGCAGGAGCCGGCTGCCCAACCAATGGATGAAACCATGCCCGCTGACCCTGCACCCGTTCGTTACACCGCTGTCGAAGTTGAACATCGACGCATCGGTGGCCGTGACGTTGAGTTCCGCACCGTCGAGGTCGACGGCCTACAGCTTCGTGCTGTTGAAGCCGACGCCGAGATGCCGATGCGGTTCGCTGGTTACGCCGCAGTCTTCAACTCACCATCCGAGCCGCTGCCCTTCACTGAGACCATCGCCCCTGGTGCGTTCCGTCGCTCGCTCAACTCAGGCAGTGAGAAGCGTATGTTCTTGAATCACAACACCGATCAGGTGCTTGCCTCAAGCAAGTCAGGAACGCTCACCCTCAGCGAAGACCAGCGCGGTCTGTACGTTGAAGCCGATCTGCCCGACACCACCTACGGACGCGACCTATCGGTTCTTATGCAGCGCGGAGATGTGCACTCAATGAGCTTCGGCTTCTCGGTGCCCCGTGGCGGCGACGCCTGGTCAGAAGATGGCAGCTCACGCGAGCTGCGTGAAATCATCCTGCACGAAGTCTCAGTGGTGACTGGCTTCCCCGCCTATCCCGCTACAGAAGGTGCGCAAGTTCGCAGCACCGACGAAATCGCCGAGCCGATCACTGAAGCCGAAGTTGGCCTGCCAGTGGATCTTGCTCGTCGCATGCTCGACCTCAACGCCAAGCGCTGAGTCTCAATCTGCAGTTCGGAGTCATCGCCCGGAGCGCCCGCGCCACCACCGATTGACCACCACCTGCACTTACAAAAACCCCCCAAAACTTAGGAGACCCAAATGAGTGAAGAACTCATCACACGTCTCGGAGAACAGCGCGCGCAGGCGTGGGAGCAAGCCAAGGCCCTCCTCGATCATGCAGCGTCCGAGAATCGTGATCTCTCTGGCGAAGAGTCAGAACAGTTCACCCGCATGAACGACGACATCGATGCACTTGATGAACGTCGCAAGAACATCCTCACCGTCGAAGCTCGTGAGCGTGCAATCAACGAATCACGCGCTGCACTCGGCGTCCCGGCTGACTTCGGCACCCGTGCCGTTGCCGCTGCCGAAAAGAATGACAGCGACATCATCCGTGAAATTGCACTTGGCGAGCGTCGCTCGTTCTCGTTCGACAAGCGTGATGTCACCAAGGGAAGCACCGGCGCACCGATCCCGACCTCGTTCTACGACACCCTCGTGGAACACCTGGTCGTCCAGGGCCCGATGCTTGACGGCAACGTCGTCACCATCCTCACCACGAACAGTGGCGAGTCGCTTCAGATTCCTCGCACCGCTACCTACACCTCACCAGCCATCACGGCTGAAGGTTCAGCAATCAGCGAGTCTGACCCGACGTTCGGCGCGTTCGTCACCCTCGGTGCGTTCAAGTACGCCGCTACCTTCCAGCTCAGCCGCGAGGTTGTCGAAGACTCAGGTATCAACCTGCTTGACTTCGTCGCTCGTCAGGCTGCAGTCGGCATGGGTACAGCGGTCAACGCTGGTCTCACCACCGGCACCGGCACCATTCAGCCCACTGGCATCGTCACCGCAGCCTCTTCGGCTGTCACTGGCGGCACCGGCGTTGCTGGCGTTCCCACCGCAGACAACCTCATCGACCTTGTCTACACCTGCCCATCGCCTTACCGTCGCCGTGGCGCTGCATTCCAGATGCGCTCCTCGACGCTTTCGGCAGTGCGCAAGCTCAAGGACACGACGAACCAGTACATCTGGCAGCCAGGCATTCAAGCCGGTGCTCCCGATCAGCTGCTCGGCTTCCCGGTCTACGAGAACCCAGACGTGGTTGCAACTGCAGTTGGCGCTCGTTCGGTCATCTTCGGTGACATGTCGAGCTACTACGTCCGTCAGGTGCGTGGCATTGACTTCGCACGCGACGACAGCGTCGGCTTCGTCAACGACCTCATCACCTTCCGTGTGACGTGGCGTGGCGACGGCAACACTCCTGACGCCAATGGCGTTTGGTACTTCAAGGGTGGCGCGTCCTGATCGGACGCTAACCCCTTTGCGGGCTTTGTCTGGTTGGTGGTGGCTCGTTGCCCGTGCGAGCCACCACCGGCCAACCAGACAACACACACGGCAATCGGGCTAGGAGCATTTCATGGGCAAGAAGAAAGGCACCGGCCATGTGGGTCGTCATACGCAACAGCGAGGTCGAGCTGTCGCCATACCTAGCGCAGTGGATGATCGAAGCAAGTCTGGCGATGCCCGTGCAGGAATCTGCTGGCACTCAAACTTCGCAGGAGCAGGCACTGGCTACGGCGTCCAAACCGCGCAAGTCGCGCGCCAAATCAAAGCCACCGGCCGACCAGTCACGCTCTCAAACAACTACGGCACCCAAGGCTTCATCACCGAATGCGAAGGCATTGGAGTACTCCCGTCCGGCTACCACCCCTACTCGGCAGACATCCTCGGCGCGCACCTCAAATACACCGAAGACCAAACAGGTCGACACACCGCTCTAATTACACTCTTTGACACTTGGGTCTTTAAAGGTGCAAAGGTCGAAGACATCAAGCTCATCGCATCATGGGTGCCAATCGATCACACGCCTGCACCGCCCGACGTCATTGAATGGTGCAAGCGTGACAATGTTCTGCCGATCGCAATGGCAAAGTACGGCGCGCGCATGCTCGACGCTGCCGGCATCAACAATCGCTACATCCCACACGGCGTCGACACCAAAGTCTTTCAACCAGGCGCAACCGTTGACGGTGCGACAGGTCGACAACTTCTGAACATTCCCGACGACGCATTCGTGGTCGGGATGATCGCTGCCAACAAAGGCGTCGCACCAATGCGTAAAGCATGGGGCGAGAACCTGCTGGCACTCGGCCAACTCATGGCCAAGCACGACGACGTCTACGTCTACATGCACACCGAGAAACGTGGCGCACAAGGCGGCGCAGATCTCATTCAACTCGCAGGCGCGTGCGGTATCCCCGAGAACCGCATCGTCTGGACAGACCAGTGGGCCTACTACGCCGGCCTGCCACCATTCGTTCTCGCTGCCCTCATGGGCGCGATGGATGTCAACCTTGCTGCCTCTCGTGGCGAAGGCTTCGGTGTTCCAGTCATTGAAGCTGCCGCCTGTGGCGTGCCATCGGTTGTTTCCAACTTCACTGCACAGCCTGAGCTTGTCGAAGGCTTCGGCTACATCGCCGCAGTGCAGCCATACTGGGACGCACCACAGTCGTCATGGTTCGCCACACCTCTGGTGCATTCAGTGCTTGAAGAACTTGAGCACGCCTACGACACCGCCAAAGAACCTTTGCGCAAAGCTGCTGCTCGAGCGCACGCTGATACCTACGACAACGAGCTCGTCTTCCAGGACTACTGGCTGCCAGTGCTTGCCGAGATCGACGAATTGATGGCGACATGATCGCCTGGGACCGACTTGGCAAACGGCACGAAGCATTCGTCACCATTGCTGAGTTGCTACCCGACAACTGCCGAATCATTGAGACCGGCACCGTCAGACAACTTGACAACTGGGAAGGCGACGGCCAGTCAACGATTGTCTGGAACGCACTCGCTGCCGAACGTGGCGGCACCGTCACCACGATTGACATCAATCCACTAGGCGCTGAACTTGTCGCCGAACTCGGACTACAAGCAACGACCGCCATTGTCGGCGACTCACTTGATGTGATCCCAACACTGAGCGGCCATTGCGACTTCCTCTATCTCGACTCGTTCGACGTTGACTTTGAGAACCCGCAGCCAGCCGCAGCTCATCACCTGAGCGAACTCACGGCAGCTCTCAACCTGCTGGCCCCTGGCTCGATCGTCGCAGTCGACGACAACCGAGACGACCAGGGCAAAGGCTCAGAGGTTGCGTGGTTCCTTGCCGAGTATGGCGCTAACGAAATCGTCCGCGGCTATGTCCGCGTCTGGAGAATCTAATGGCCATCACCAACGGCTACTGCACGCTTGCTGAGCTCAAGAGCGTGATGCGCATCAACGACACCGTCGACGACACCATGCTCGAGGCACGCATCACCGAAGCCTCACGAGTCATCGACCAACACTGCGATCGTCGCTTTTACGCCGACGCTTCAGCAACTGCTCGGCTCTATGTTCCACCGGTCGAAGATCTCGTAATGGTTGACGACATCTCAACTACCACCGGCCTGGTCATCAAGACCGACTCGGCTGGCGACGGCACCTACGCCACAACACTCACAGCTGCGCAGTATCAGCTCGAGCCAGTCAACGGTCTCGCCAAGGGCTCACCGGTCACGATGATTCGCCCGATCGGTATCTACTTCCTGACCACTGCGGCCCCCGCTTACCTGCAGGTCACTGCCAAGTGGGGATGGCCATCAGTACCTTCGCCAGTTACCTCGGCGTGCATCCTGCTCGCTGGTCGACTCGTCAAGCGTGGCGACTCGCTTCTCGGCGTCGCAGGCTTCGGCGATCTCGGAGCCATCACCGTGCGCGCCATCGACCCCGATGTCGAGCGCATGCTGCGCCCGTATCGCAATCCGGTCGTCGCCTAATGGCTGGCACCGCCTCTTCGATTCAGACTGCACTCGGCGTTCGCCTCGCAACCATCTCAGGGCTGCGAGTTGCCGATCATCTGCCCGAGCAAGTTAACCCGCCGATGGCAGTCATCCAGATGCAGTCGGTGACCTATCACCGTGCAATGGCTGGCGGCCTTTCCGAATGGGAGTTCACCATCAGCCTCGTTGCCGGTCGCATGGGTGATCGAGTAGCGCAG